GGTTGATAAACCAAGAATTTTTAAGAATGTACCTTTTGACAAAGTTATATTACTTAAACGTTATTTGGGAAAATTTAAAACTGAATGGACAAAACTTCAAGGACTTATGTTTCATTCTGTAGGAATAAATACAGTCTCCCCTCAATGGGCACAACTTTATAATGATATGAAACTCAAGAGTGATATTGGATGTGATGCTGATTTTGGAACTTTTGATGGAAACCTTCGACCAGAATTCATGGATATGGCTTGTAGAATTATTCGTAATACTATAGGTTCTAAAAATGGAAATGATTCAGAGATTGATAAGATTATAGAAGTACTCTTAGATGAAAATGTAAGATCTATTTCTGTATCTGCTTTTACAGTTTATATGGATGAACATGGAAATCCTTCGGGCTCTCCCATGACAACTGTTATGAACTGTATGGTTAATTTCCTTTATCATTGGTATTGTTTTATCAAGATTACCAAATTTCAAGGATTGAATAGATTTCTCGATGCAGTAACTCTCCGTGCCTTTGGTGATGATGTCATTTATACTGCTGATATTAACCTTGGTTATACTTTTGCTAATGTTTCAAAAATTATGATTGAAGATCTTGAACAGGATTACACTGATGCTACTAAGAGTTTAGATGGTGCAACAAAACCTATTGAAGAATTATCCTTTCTTAAAAGAAAATTTAAAGTCATATCACCAAGTATAGTTCTATGTCCCATTGAGACTGAATCTATTGAGATGAGATTTAATTGGACTACCATCTCACCTAATGATGTTGCAACTCATTATGATCTTATTCAAGAAGGATTGTTGGAGGCTGTAATGCATGGAACTGAATATTTCAATAAATTTGCAACCACCATACAGAGGGGTATCCGTAATTGTCAACTTAAACAGGATATTCGTGGTCTTTACCCAAAATACTCTGATTACTACCAAGACCTAATGAATAGATATCAGTAAAACGTTGTTGGCCCCCTGTGGACATTAATACTAAAGATTATCATGGATTCTTCAATGAAAACTGTTAATTCAGGTACTAAGTACCACAATCAAACCGACACCCTTGTGAATGAACTTCCATCAAATAAAGTTCAAACACTCCCTCACTCACAGCTGATCCATACGAAAGAATCAGCTATAGCAAATCAAGCTATCGATGTTTCATTACCTCCAGGTGTTATTGACGCTCGCTATGTGCGAAAGTTAATGACACCATCAGGTATGAAGTCAGTAATAATCCTTACTGATGAAGAAGTAGATCTGGATGTTCAGCATGACTATGTTCCAGGAGTTTGTCTCCCAGAACAGGGTCATGTTTGGTCAGATAGATTTGAATCTTCCTCAGTGGGTGGAGATCCCGCAATTTCTGAATCAGTTGCGTTTTCTCAAAGGACTGGGTATTATATGTTGCCTTTCCAGTATTATAATTCCCATGTCTTAGTTAGATTGATTTGTAAGCCCGCCTTTTCTCAAGCTCAACCATATTGGGTCTCAAGATCATTTGATCAGCTTACCTTTAGTGATGACCGACATAAGAATGAAATTGGTTTCACTTGGTTACCATCGTTAGCCAATGAGATCTTTGTTCTTATGCCCTGGTCTGATCCTAACTATATAGTCGAAACTGATTCCGATCCAGCAACAACTTTTGGCTACCTAAATGTAAGAAATCTCACTGATCTCGTTACTTCTACAGGTAACGATGTCCCTCTTTCTATTTCATATTATTTTGCTCCTTATAAAATGTATACGTATGTGCCTCAACCTATTTCAACACAACCTCCTGTTATTTCATCAGGTGTTACTGTATTTTCTACAAATGGAACTAGTTATCCTGCAGGTACATATACCTTAGGCAATATACAAGTTCTTGAACCCACTTTCTTATGTGGTAGAAATCTTGCAACAAAATCACCAACAGGAACAAATGATATTACTCTACTTATAGATTCAACTAATATTAATCAGCTTTTCTATTTTACTGATGCAACTGCTAGTTATACTGGAGTAAGTCTTAATACTCCTGTTTACTTTCAACCAGGTACCTATCCTGTTAGTATAGTGATTAATGTATTGGCAAATTTAGC